CATCAGAACTTCTAATACTTAATATTTCTCCTTGATCATTTTTCAAAGTACTTTCATCCGCTATAATATCTAATGCAGAAGCTATAATAGCATCAGTGTCCATCACATCATATTCAGAATATAGTTGGGGTCTTAGGGTTTGGTAATTAAAAGCATTTTGTTGACCATATAATGAAGTGGATGAAGGATTTGTATAAATTCTATTAAATCTATCAATTAGAGCATTTGTTTGGAATTTACCTGAATTTTGGACTTTATTTACATCAACTACATTAAGTTGAGTATCCCCAGTATTTCTAATGATAACATCAGTAGAAAATAATCTTTTTAATCTTGAAAATAAATCTTTTTGTGCCATTTTGTTTTTTTATTATAAAAGCCAGGAAATGTCTTCATTTCCCCCATATGGGTTTTTTATATTAAAAGGGTTATTATCTACACTTCTTTGATTATACCCCCCAGAATATTTAGTGTTATTATTAGATATAGAATTAAGCATACTTTTTGTATGATCTCTCCCTTGTTGTCCAAACTTAAATGCTGTTTCTCTTAAATATTGACTAGCTGCTAAAGGTATAATTAAATCATCATTATACCCAGATTGGGCTTGTGCCTTACCATTTTTCCAAATAAAGACTTGCATTTCATTTAAAGTTCTTTTAGATCTTATAGTAATACTTTTATCAAAAATAGATTCCTGGAGTTTGTTTATCATTATAGGTCTATTTCTTTGATTGATGGTAAGGCCTGGAGTCATTCTACTTGTATCCATATAAGGTGAAAAATACGAATCAGAATTTACTTCTCCACTCTTAGGTGAATAATATAAATTAGAATATCCTCTATCTAATATAGTTTGTATAGTAGCCCAACCAATACTTAAATTTTCAGGGGCTAATAAAGCATTATTCCATTCAGTAGCTAACCCAACTAAAAAATGACCAAATTCAGTTGTCCCCATTTGACCCCTATATTCCCCTACTTGTTCATTAGATTCAATATCTATTATATGAGCAGTTGAATAATCTTGACCATCTCCTCTAGCCACGTCAGCTACAATTAAATAATTTCTAGAATAATCAACAGGTTTCCAAATCCATAAGTTTTGATCTGCTCCTCGCTTTTCCATTGGATCTTGCATAAAATTATCTCGATACCAATCAATATATTCCATATAGAATACTGTATCACCTGATGTAGCAAAGTCACAATCGCATTCTTGAGCTGCCATTCTTGGGTCGCCCAGTAATTTATCTTGACTGTCTCTCCAAGCCTGGTCTCTTTCCGGGTGAACAAACCATGGTAGACGAATAGGGAGAAAGTTGTTATCTCTATTTTCAGCTTCTTCCCACATTTTATGAAACCAATTACCAGTACCATAAGGGGTGGATAATACAATAGCCCCACCACCCGTAGCTAATGTTTGTTGTGATGAAGCCCAAATTTCATCAATTCCTGGGATAAAAGCGGCCTCATCTATTATTAGAAGGGAAACAGCTTCGGATCTACCTGCATCGCTTGCTGCTGAAGTTGCTTTTATTTGGGAGCCATTATCTAATCTTAAGGTTAATTTATTATCCTCCTCTGTTCCAATTTTTAACCAACTGGGAAGGTTATGATACATAAATTTTACCTTGGTAACCATGTTTTTGGCTGTATCTTGTTTGGTTGCGATACAAAGTATATTTTTATCCTCATGGAATAACATTAACCATAAAGAATATCCTGCGGATAATGTAGAAATTCCTAACTGTCTTGATTTGAGTATTATTGAATAAGGATTTTCCTTTATTAAAGTTAAAGTTTTTTCTTGGAATTTATATAGGTTAAATTGTATTCTACCTCTTTTAGGATGCTGTATATAACAGTATTTTTTCATGAAGTAGACTGGGTCTTGAGCACATTTAATATACTCTTGTTTGATTATTTGTTTTAAATCACTACTCATTTCTTCCTAACTTCCAATAAACTTTTCCAGTAATAATAGGTTCAAAATTATTATTTAACCCTAAACCTACCCCAAAAGCTTTAGATTTCCTACTTCTATATAAGAATTCTCCACCTATATATTTAAATCCCTTTGTATTACCCCCTAAACTACCACCTATATAAAATTCTCTGTTATTTGCATACTTAGTAATTATAGTTTCTATAGTAGGATATTTTATATTATAACTAACTTGTCTATTAAGTATATTATTTCGTGTAATAGAATCCGTAATATATATTGAAACTGTATCATTTTTTATGGTATCATTATAAGCATATAATGTAAAATAATCTCTTAAAATAGCAGCTGTATCGATATTATTATATTTTATTATGGTATCGTAATGGTAATGATGTTTATGTTCAATTTTAGTTTTCCATTTAGGAACATAGACAGTTGTGGAATACCTAAGAGTATCCCACTTTATTACTGTTACCGTATCTGGTTTTGGTGTGTGGTTTTTTCCTGTGTAAATACCATCACATCTTCTTTGTAATAAAATTATAATGATTAATATGGCTATTATTAAGTAGAGAAAATTATTAAATATTTTTTTAGCCATACCATTTTTAAAAATTAATTAAAATTCATCATCTCCCAAATCATCCCAATCATCTTCCCAACCTTCTAAACCTTTTAAAGAAGCTTCCTCGTCTTTTTCTAATCTCTCCATATCACCATACATTTCATCTTCTTCTGATTTATACCATTCTTCATCTTCTGATCCTACTGCTTCTGGTTCTTCTTCTGGTGGGGTGGATAGTAAAGAAGTTAAATCTAGATTTTTACTTCCCTTTTTCCTTCCTCTTTTACCTGGGAGTTTTGGTTCAGGAGTTGTTGAAGGGGTTGATTCATCATCTGATTTGACCTTTCTTCCACGTTTACCTGGTTCTGATAAGCCTAATTCTTGGTCTACTGCTCTTTGGGTTTGAGGACCACCTAAATCAGGATTATATTTGGGTTCATCTCCATATTTTTCAAATTGATCTTCAAGTGCAGCTGCAAAACCGGGGGCTAATTCAGCTCGTTTTTTCTTACTTTTAAGAACGCTAGCTATTTGTTTATTATCTAGGCCTTGAGAAGAAAGATTATCTACAGCTGCTTTAAGGGCATCTCTTAAATCTTTTCCCTTTTCCCCTGAAAGGTAAGGCATCTCATTTAATGCGTTTGCGACTTCTTCTTTTATTATTTGTAGTAAACGTGTACGTTTCATTATAAAAATTTTGTTATAAATATCATGAAAATAATATCTGTTTGATTTGTTCTATACGACTTTCATGACTACCCTCCAATTCATAATAATTTCTAATAGAAGATTTATTAGTTTTTATTATATTTTTAATTTCATTATCTATCATATCTCTATAGTCAGGATCAATAGTTCTAACACCATTATTTTCAATGTCTACTCCTTTAGGAGAAACATAAAATATACAATCATAATCATTAATTAGATTTCGGGATAAATTTGAAAAATCATCAGCATGTCTAATAGGTATAGATTTGGCACAATTTGTAAAGGCCATTACATCAATTATGGTTCTATCGGTTATTATATCTGGTTGAAGGAGTTCACTGGCTCTTTCAGCCATGAATACCATCTGACCTTTAATAGTAGAATCAGTATTAAGTGGGATTCCTAAATCTCTTAGATATTTCGATCTTTCAGTAGTAAAAATATAGTCCTTAAATTCAGGGAGTTTTTTTAAGGCGTTTACTAAAGTAGTCTTACCCACAGACATAGTGCCTGTAAATCCTATTTTCATAATTGAGTTTGTTTATAATAGTTATCAGATTCTAATTTTTCATTTAATATCCCCTCAACAGTATAGATACCTTGTGCACCACTAACTGTTATACCTCTTGCACTCAAAGCATCTCCTACGAAATGTACGTTAGAATATTTAGTTAGACTAAGATTTTTATAATTAACTAAGGGTTCAGGTGAAAGATATTTTACTTCAGGCATATATATTCCCCAATCATTTTCTAATGTTGGGAATACTTTTTTCATATCCTCAATAAAATCTTCAATATAAAGTGCATAATCACCTATAGCATCATATAATGGTTGAATACTATCTACTACATTACATTTAATATATTGCCCTTCAGATGTTTTAGAAGGTAAACGAGTGTGGTTAGGTGAAAAATAAGTACCC